TTGAACCTCAGGAGGCGGGTACGGTCGTGCGGGTGGAACTCCGGGAAGCAGAAGGCACTGTTCAGTGGGAGAATGCGTACACGCCCCGGGTGAAAGCGCCCAATCGAATCCGTCCATGCTTCCTCGTATGCAATCTTGACAAACGCGTCGCCAGTAATTGCACCGATTTGAGCCATCTCGAGTAGTACTCGTTGCTTGTCGTTATCGATTTCCCAGACACGCTCAAGACGGTTGGGAACAATAGCTTCAGTCGCCTTAGGCGAACGGAAGTGGACACCCTTACCAAAAGTGAAACGATTGAGGTAGTCAATCATTGCACGGTAGTAGTTAAAGGAAACCTGCATCTCGCCCTGCTCGCGACGGTATCCCCAGTGGTGACCAAGGTACATCGCCCAGTTCAGCGAGTAACGGTTCAGACGAGGACCGTGAACCTCAAACTCCTCATCGGCAAGCTCAACGAGGCCGAGAGGCGAAATGCTAATCGTAAGGTCAGAGGACGCTGCACGATAGCTGGGTGGGGAAAAGTCTGCGAATGACACTACTTGCTCTTCTTATCTTTGTCGTGCTTCGCCTTAAGAGCAAGCTTTTCTTTGCGCTTCTTCAGGAACTGACGAGCAAGGATTTCCTGACGCTTGGTCTCCTCAGAAACCTCTTTAAACTTACCGCCCTTTTTCTCGTACTCCGAGTGCACCCAGTGCGATGCGCCTGGGGAAGGGTACTTAGCGAAACGGGCTTTTGCCTGCGTAATAACCATGTTCCACAGCGTAGTGTTCACTGGTACTTGATGCGGCATACCTTCTCCTCAATAAACCGTTGGGGTCCTACCTCCCAACATAGTTGAGAAGTAGAACCCCGACAGGCTAAACGTTACTAGTCGTTGACGACAGTCGGGTTGAGACGCTGAGTGCGTGCGCCCGAGCGAGCGACGACCTCAACGGTCTGCTCTGCGTAGTTCGAGAACGAACCGTGAGCAAACTCACCGAGGAACGTAGGTGCCTCAATCCAAGCAGCCGAACCAACGTGTGCACGCTCCGAGAGAGTCTCGGCAGCAGGCTTCTGCCATACAGGTGCGTTACGGTTGGGACGACCGGGAGCCGAAGCGAAACCGCTAAGGATACCCTTCTGGAAGTCGGTGGGGACGTCAGTGTCGGTAGCGATGCCCTCTTCGAAACGAAGCGGACCGCGACGCTCACCGTTGTCAGCGAGCTTGCGCTCGTAAATCTGGGGCGAACGCTCCGGGAAAGCGGGGTTGGGACCAATTCCCATAAGAAACTCCTTAGTGATTTGAAATGCGCATTTCACTTATAAGTTTCTCGCCTTTTCGAGGTGAAATGTGCGTGAACTCAAAAAAATTAGAAAAAGCTATTTGAGCTAACTTCTACCTCTGGCATGACCAAGTCAACAGTCATCGAGCAAGCGATAGCCAGTGAGTCCACAAAGTCATCGTGAGCATATGCCTCATCAGGAGCAGACACCATGTAGTTGGCTCCCTTGTACTGGATTTCGGCGTCCGTCATCTGCTGATTAAAGCGCTTCCACACACGCAGGTTGCGGGTCTTCGCGTGCGCGGGGAAAGAGAGCATACGTCGCTGGATAAGCGCCTGAAGGTGCTTGAATCGCTTGGACTGTTCCGATGGGCTTGATGTCAGAGAGATGACCTCAGAGCGGGGCATAAGAATCTTGAGACGCTGGGCTACTGCGTCACCTACACCGTTGGCGTCTACTCCCACAGCAAGGACGTCGTAGTTAGACAGGAAGTTCACAATCTGGAAGTACTGTTCCTCCCAGTCATCACCCTGCAGCTCGAGCCAGTTCAAGACACGATGGTCAAAATAACCGAACTCGTCTGGTCGGTCCCAGTCAACCCAGACGACGGTAACAACCGTGGAGTCCATCTTACGCGCCGGGTCAACCCCCACAACCACGGGCGTCTTGTGCCAGACTTTGACAAGCTCTTGGCTTTTGTCTCCAAGCTCATCCATTGTGGTCTGGGTGATGAACATACCTCGTTCGAGGAGCCACTTACAGCAGTACGACATCTGGAACTCATCAGAGTCTTCGTTAATGCGAAGCATTTCCTTTTTAATGAACTTAGCGTAGTTGTCGTTGACTTTTGCAACATCTCTCCAGTCCCATTGAAAATGGTTTTGCTTCTTTCCTCGGCCCGTTGCTTGGCGCTTATTGAGTTGGATAGCCTTGTAGAAGTTGTTCTTAGAAGTTGTCGGAGTACCTGTCTTAATCATGGTTCCGGCGTAGTACGCAAGCATTGGCGAGATTGACTTAGACACTACAAAGTCGTCAGCTTCCTGACACTCATCGATAACGACAACGTGGAAGGACTTTGACTCAATCTTGGCGCGAGGGTTTGCGGTCATCATGGTAATGGTAGAGCCGAGACGCTTGAGCTTAATCATCTTGGTAACACCACCGACGCGAGCAGCAGAGTCGTCAATCTCGGGGTCACCAAGAACCTCTTTGGCTTGCTCAGACGTAAGACGAGTCACGGTACGGCTAAACAGGGTTTCTGCCTGGGTTTCGGTAGGAGCAAACATTCCTACCCACAGACCGTCTTTGAACTTGCCCAGAAGGTCAGGGTAAATCTTGGCAAGCAGCGGAAGGATAACCATGAGGGTAGAGAGCGTATCCGACACCGTCTCCGTCTTACCCGACTGACGTGCTGCAAGAGCGGTGATTTCTTCACCGCCACCGACAATGACTGCCTCAATGATGCGTCGTGCTAGAGGCTTCTGGTAGCTGTGCAAGTCATGGCCCACGAGAGCAACCATGAACACCATGATTTTGTCAATAAGCTTGTTTACAAAATCTTGGGATAGTTCGTCTAACCCATCGTCTTCTTCATCAAGCGCAGAGTCCTCGTGGGTTTCTTGATAGAACTCTGGAGTGATTTCTTCAAACTTGTCCTCAAACTCGTCAGAAGTCATTCTTAGCTCGCTTTAATAGTTCCTGGGTAATTGCGTAGAGCGCCTCCGCACCCAAGTCTGCCTCTTCAAGAAGACCGATGTCCCGAGTACGCATCCAGCCAGTGGTTTCCTTACCAATGACATAAAGAGCGTTCTCAGCCCAGGTCACCAGCTCAGGCGTCGAAATACCAGCTATTCTCTTCTGGAGTTTCGTCTGGGGCTGGGACCCATCCTTTTTCTTCTGAAAAATCGTCATCAGTTAAATCTCTCCTCTGAACGGCTTTGTCTAGCGCCTCTTCTTCAGAGACGGAACCATTCCATCGTCCAAATACTACTGCTTTACGGAAAGGAAGTCTCACGATAAACGGCTCTGCCGTTCTAAAGGGATACTCAATTTCTTGAGTCCAGCCTTTGACAACGACCTTCCATCCCCATTGGGCAGGAAAGTTAAGGAGTTGAATGAACCGTGTGTTTCCGATGTTGTGTACCTTGGGCATGTTATCCGGCTTTTGGTTTCCTTGGTGTGGAGGGCTTAGGAGGCTGACCATAACCAGTCAGGCGCTCGTGCTCGCTCCTACCCGCACCGTAACGACGAACGGGGAAGTTGTTGCGACCACTCTTCTCTGCAGCAATGTCGCGCTTGTTTGCGCGAGGTTGCTTATGGAGCTGTTGAGCACGGGCTACGGTGGTTAGCTTATCGTACAGTTCCTTATCAATGGTGGTGATGTCGGCAACACCGCGCCTTTTTCCAATAAAAAGACCATCGATTGTTTGCTTACCATTTGCAAAACCACGGTTAAGCCAAGGCTTACCCTTAGAGAATGAGGCGGAAAAGTTAGACCACTCACCTGGGGTTACCTGGTAGTAGTTGTAGAACGTCCCATCACGAAACACAACAGTCATGGTCCCAGTTTCTGGGTCATAGCCAGCCGCAAGAGTGCGGGGGCGACTGTAGTCGGTAGAAGATGTGGGGATGTCAGTAAGGATAGAGAACCGCTTGCTTACTCCCCTAGGAGCGGCTTCGGCTTCTGGGTGGGCTTCCCAGCCCTTAAGAAAGACTTCGTTAGTCGCATCGTTAAACGCTGAACTAAGTGCGTCAGCGTTGTTTGGGTTAGACCCTAATGAGCGTGGGCTTCCAACAAATGGCGAAAGGGGTCCCAACTCGGAGCGAGCAGGAAACTGCCCACCGAGAGGGACCCCTTCGTTAGCCATTAGCTATTTAGGACTTAGGCCCAAGGAGTAATGGTGATTGCCGAACCAGGAGCCGTGGTTCCAGCGCCGCCAGCGATGCTCTGGGTCTTGATGGTTCCAGTCGTACCCTTGAGTACTGTACCGGGTGTGATGGAGCCAGAGTCAGCCACGGTCCAACCGCTACCAGCAATGATGATGGTAGTTCCGTTACCGCCGGTAACAGTCCAGGTTCCAACGATTGCTGCGGGGATACCTGTACCCGAAGCAATGGTAACCTTGGTGCCTACGGGGTAAGCGCCCGTTCCACTTGCAACGTAAACGGTAGCAGCTGTGGTAGCAGTAACGTTAACGCGAGTAGGCTGTACAGCAGTGTTGGTTGCAGCTGTAGCGGTGGTGACGGTGCTAACGCTTCCGGTGGTAGTGAAACCAGCGTCGGTAAGGGCGTCAATAGCGTTAGCGGTAGTGAAACCAAGAACGCTAGGAACGGTGATGTAGTCAACCGAAAGGCTGGTGTCAGCTCCACGGCTGTTCGGAGTGAACAGCGGGTATCCGCCGTAGTTCGAGTCAGCAATGATGTGGTTGTCGAGGGTGTAGTCAAGCAGGTTGGCGTCTGCGCGGTCGTCGTTGGGCTGCAGGGGAAGGTTACCCCAAACGAAGTCAACTACGACGTTGCCCTTGTCATCAACAAGGTGTCCGTTGTTGTTTGTTGCCATGATTTATCTTTCTCTAGAGAGGGATTTATCCCCTACGCGTAAGGGGAGAGGTTAGTCTTCCTCATCACAGATGTGCTCGGAAAGTTCTTCCTCATATAAAATGTTCCCACAGTCCTTGCAACGAAACAGCCTAATGTCGTCAAAGGCTTCGTGAAGCGAATCCCCGTGGTCTGCATCGTATTGGACACTCGACTGGTTCATAACCGCACGGTCCAAAGCCCCCTCAAGACCTCTTGGGGAGTATACGTGCTTGGGAACCTCATGGCCCTGAACGGCAAACTTGCGGATGATAGGCATAGACCCATATAAGCACAAAGCCCCCCTTTCGGGGGGCTAAGGCTATAAAGATGTTACTGGCAGCTCTCGCACTGGAAGGCATCCATCGGGTCTGTGGGCACTGAGTAGCCGCTTACAGTATCTGCATTGTTCATTGTTTCTCCTTGATGGATTAGGCTCTTCCGAGCGTTTTTGGGTGGTTTAGGGGTGTTTTTGGGCGCAAAAATCTAGGTTATCCACAAGCTGTGGATAAGTCGAGGGAAAACCTCTACTTAGCTTCTTCCGCAGGTGCTTCTTCAGCAGCGGGGGCTTCTACGGGAGCCTCTTCCGGTGTTTCTTCAACAACCGTCTTTTTGGTTGTCTTAGCCTTTGGGGTAGGTTCTTCTACTACCTCAGCAGCGGGGGAAACCAGAGCGGTGTACTCTGGCTTACGCAAGAAGTTTGGGAGGCACGACTCACAGTAGTTAGTGAGGTGTTCCGGTGACGCTGCATAAGTATATACCGCAGTGTTCTGGCAGTTGGCGCAAACAGGCAATGACATTTAATTACTCCTTGTAGGTTACTTAGCTACGGGCTTAGGTGCGGCAGTCTTGGGAGCGGTTTTGTTAGCAGCTGATTTGGCTCGAGCCTTGTCAACGGCCTTTCCGATAGCCTGTCCAGCTTTTTCACCAAGCTTAGCGCCCTCAATACCACCAGCGACTTCACTGGCACCAGTTTCTCCTGCTCCAGGAACAAGTGCACCAGCAGCAGCACCGACAACGGCTCCAGCAACTTTTCCAACCTTAGCAGCTGTGTTCTTTGGTGCAGCAGCCTTGGGAGTTGTGGTTTTAGGAGTTGTGGCGGGCTTAGCGGCTGTTGGAGCCTTAGGTGCGGTTCCCGTGGCTTTGGGGGTCGATGCCGCCTTAGCCTTCTTCTCAATAGGGGTTCCGCCCTCTTCACCCTCTTTAGTGGGGGCGGGAGCGGGGTTAATCTTAGCAGTAAACGAGCGGCGTGCTGTGGCGCTCTCAGCGTTGTTGCTTACGTCCTCAAAACCAAGCCCACGAAGGTGGGTTGCGGTCTCGAGTGTCTGACCGTGGTACAACTTAGCCATACGAACCTCGTGGCTACGGTCAGCCCGTGACTGCGCAGCTACGTGGGCGTGCTCGCGTTCCTGCATACCAGTCTCAAAGTGCTCACGACGACCATCGCGGTCATTCTCGTGCTGGGTCTGCTCGTTCATCTTTTCTTTGTCACGCAGAGCCTTGCCTACGCGGTCACCGAGGCCCTTAATAGCGGACTCAATCGGCTCTGTGCCTTTACCGTAGTTATACTCGTGACCACCCAGAGGTACTTGTTCACTCATTACTGGTCCCTGTCCAATCGTTCTTCAATCCTCGTCATACGTTCGTCGCCCTTTTGAAGACGCGTATCGACTTCATCTAGTTTACGCTCAATACGACCAATTGCGTCCTTCAAAGTCGAACCAGAATTCTTCTTAAACTCACCGTCGATGTTGTTGAGTCGTTCCATAACACCGGGAGAGTGGTCGCGACCAGGTTCCGCGTCTTCGCCTTTCCAGTCTCGCATAAAATCATCCCAGCCCTTGTCAAGCTTACGAAGTTTCTTCACCATAGGAAGAACCACCACCGTCAAAATTGTCAAAATAGTCGCTGCAACAACTGCGCCAGATGCGAGTACATTGATGTCGATTGATACCACGGGTAGTCTCCTGATTGTTTACGTGGATTACTTCATACCGAACTTGCGGCGAGCGTACATGGAACGCCACAGTTCTTCTGCGTTGTTGTCGCCAGTGGAGTGTTCCCCGTTCTCTCCACGACCTGGCGATGACCACGCAGCAACAGATGGTTTTTCAATAGACTTCTGAAAGTCGGGCACGTAGTTAAACTCAGGGCTTAAAAGCCCGAGAGCCGCACCGTTATTGGGGGCAAGCGGCTCGCGAGGAATCATGTTTCTAGTGTGACAAAAAAATAAAGAAAGCTCTGGCTAAGCGCCAGCAGGTGCGGTGTTTGCAGCCATTGTTCCACCACTGGTTGTTGCTCCAGCCTCCTCTGCAGCACCAGTGATTGGCGAGTCTGCATCGGGCTGTGCTTGAGTGTTCTGGGTCTCAGGGGCTACTGCCTGAGTAAGCTGACTTCCTCCAGGAAGGGTTCCGATAAACCACGGATACTGCGCAAAAGTAAACCCAACACCAGAGTAGTTAGGCTCAAAGATTTGGTGACCACGCTTGAGGGCTTTGCGCTCCTCGGGAGTGAACTGCCTGGAAAGCGGAGCAGTCATTAGTTGCCTGTTCCGTTAGACGCAACTCCCGCAACGTTGTGTCCCGAACCCACGTTGTCTGCGGGTCCGTCCATTGAGGTAGTTGGCTTCATGGCACCCAGGCTATCGTTGTGGGCGCTTGCGCCATCGTAGAAACTATTACTACGACCTTGAGAGTTAACCATTCCGTCCATATATGCTATTGTGACAGATATGTTGATGGGATATGGCGCAATTGGCAGCGCAACCGGCTGTTAACCGGTAGGTTCTTGGTTCGAGTCCAAGTATCCCAGCCAAGCCTCGGTGGCGCAATGGTAGCGCACCGCTCTTGTAAAGCGGTGGTTGTCGGTTCGAGTCCGACCCGAGGCCCGCTAAAGTATTCCTGAGGAGGAGCCATGGATGACGAAGATGACTACGATTACGACTATCTACAAGAGCAGCTAGAAGAAGCCTACGACGAAGGTTACAACGACGGTGTTGCCGAAGGTATTCAAGAAGAGAAAAGTCGGTGGCACAGTATTCTCCAACGCAACTTTGAGTACGCCATGAACTCAAACAAGCTTAAGGAAGCCTTGTTCTATAAGAATGTAATCGAAGTTCTTTCCATTCAGATTGATATGCAAAAAGCGTCTGAACAGCACGACCGCGACATGGAGTCCTTCTAGCTTTGGTAAAGAAAAAGCCCCCATACGGGGGCCTTTTCTATTCGTTGTAACTATCCCAACGAGCCATGAGTTTTGTACGCAACTCTTGCAACTGTTTTGTGGGCCGTGAAATCTCGTTAATCATAGAGATGATTTCGTACAACTCGTCTTTCTTTGCGCTAAGCCGAGCAGTCTCGTCCATCTCGCGCAAGTTCAACTCGTGCGGGTTGTACTCGGGGAGTGCGTCAGTAAGAACGTCTTCAGGCCAATTGATAGCGCCTAACGCAAAGTTTTCTGAAAAGTTCACGGCTACTTCCCCCATCCTCGGTGCTCCCCATCTTTTAGCTCTAAAATGAGGTTAGCTACTGCCTGAGCAGGTGTAACCATTCCACCGTACGTTTCAAGGTCCTTGATAGCCAACTGCAGATAACCGACGACAGCTTCGAGTTCTTCGTCTCGACCCTTGAGCCAGTCGTAGTAACTATCTGGGATGTCCTGGATGTCTTCCATATTTCCTCCTTGTTAGGTAAACCCCAGTTTAGGAGAGGAGGACTGGTTTGTCCAGCGTCGTTACCAAATCGTTATAAAAGCTCTTCTAGAGAAACCTTTGAGTTCTCTTCGCCCACAGCGTCTACAAACACCTTGTGTGCATTGACCAAGTACTCGTGAACCTTCTGTCGCTGAGCCTCAATCTGCACCTCAATTTGGGCAATGTCAGACTCGCTCAGCTCACTGGTGTTTGCGCGAAAAGTTTCCTCAGCCTCTTTGATGGCATTCCAAAAGTCTGCAGCAATAATCTGCTTTTTAGCCCATACTTGACGAGCGTGCTTGATGCGTTTTGCGTGGCGCTTTTCTTGATTTTTTCCCATGCGCAAGAGTTTATCACACCTGTGGTTACTCTAGGTCATCCTTATTGCGGCGAAGCGGAAACGTTATCAACCAGATTCCCAGTGTGATGAGGATGAGGTTGCCTGTCAGAGAGCGGGCGCTCCCTTCCAGCACGAGGTAGGCGATGGCAAGACCCAGAAGAGTCCATACTTGGTCAATCAAGTCTTTAAAAAGGTCTTTGAGGAATTTCATTATTTGTTCTTTCTTGTCGAGGTGGAACCGGAACTGGCTACTGCAGCACCGGCAGCTACGGAAGCAATCTGTCCGGCAACAACTGCCGATACGACTACTTTCTTGGATTGCGCACGTACTTTGGGAGAAATGTCAGCACCTACGTTGCCGACAAAGTTAATCAAGTTAGCAACGCCTTGAATGGCGGTACCCAGCACGGGAATAGCGGCTACCTGAGGGTCGACCTGAATGTCGTCAGCCTCAGCTACTGCATACAGGGCGTTCAGAGCGTTGTCATACTCTTTACTTCCCGGCTGTGCTGTGTCCAGAACTGCTATAGCATCCGCTTTAAGGATGGCTGCTTCGGCAGGAGTAAGGCTTTGTGGGTCTTCAGGTACTACGACCTTCAAGGGAGCCACCTCTACGGGGTCTGGAGTGGGCACAGGAGCCACAACAGGTGTGGGGTCGGGTTCTGGGGTCGGCAAAGGCGCTGGCGTCTGTACGGGCACTACAGGGGCTGGGGCTGGGGTAGGTATCGGTTCCTGCGTTGGTTCAGGAATAGGTTCAGGGGTAGGTTCGGGGGTAGTTGTTGGTAGTGGAGTTGGCTCTGGAGTTGGAGTAACCGGAGGAACATATGCCGGTACCGATGCCAAGTTCTCACGAGCAACAACTACCTGCTGTTGAAGGTCGGAAACAGTAGCGGACAAATCTGTGACGGACTGCTCTGCAGCCGCGACCCGTTCCTCAGCCTGTTGACGTGCCGCAATAGATGCGTCGTACTCAGCTTGACGGGAGTTGAGAACAACCAACAAACTAGGGTCGTGCTCATACGTCGTTGTAGCGGTGGGGTTATGGGAAAACCATGCTGCCGGAACTACTTGCCACCCAGCGTTTGCCTGCTGGTATTGGAAGGAGACGTTTGCTGCTCCGCCATTCTCGTAATAATAAAGAGTGAATGGGTGGGCTACGCCGCCCCTCAAAAAGATGTACTGTGAGGGCGTTCCTCCGCCGCCTTTATCCCACCAGTTATTGATGAGGTCCGTGCCATCGATGTTGAGCTTGGTTCCATCGTCTGCGGGGGTGTAGAACTGATAATAGCCATCTGTGGGAACAATGAGGTTGCCTGTGAAGCGGACAATAACATCCTCGGAGTACCAGTTATTTCCTGTCTGTAGGATGTACCCGCTTCCCCAATTAAAGTTAATTTGAGAAGCTGTTGTTGAGTAGGTGGGGTTTTCAGAGGCATAGGGAATGGGAGGACCAGAGTTGTACCCCCGACGGTTGAACACGTCGGCAGTGATACCGCTGCTGTAGGAAACAGTTGTCACAGGCAACAGCTGGGTATCATAAGCAACTTGTGCGCTATCGCGTGCATTGAGCGCAGCATCTTCGGCAGCCAGCGCATCTACAGCAGCTTGTCTAGCGGAATCAAGCTCGGACTGTGCGGCAGAAATCTCTTGATTCCTAGCCGACAGGTTGCCCTCCGCAACATCTACTAAATGCTGGGCATCTGCAAGGTACGCCGCATACTCCTCCGGAGACTGGGGCACGGGGTATGCCACAGCCTCCGAGGAGAGCAGGAATACGGGGAGGAAAACACCGGACAAAAATACTGAGAGCAGTACG